CCCATTTTACGCGCACACCAAAAATTTTGGAATTTCCCCCGAGTTTTGAGATATGTTTTGAAACATCGCAAAAACAGAAATTCCGGATAGAAAGCGGGTGAAAACATGGACAAAAAGGCGGCATATGAGAAAGAATTTGCCGTGTGGCAAGAACTGTTCGCCGAAACCGATCCGTCAACTCAAAAAGCGGCAAAAGGGTTGATAGAAAAGGCCGCATATCTTCACTCTCTTTGCTCCGAACTAGAACAGGCAATTCAAGTTTCCGGCGCGATCAAAATCCACCCGCAGCACCCGGATATTCAAAAGCAGGTTCCGGCAGTCAAGGAGTATGCGCGGCTAGCTGAAAGCTACGCCAATATCGTAAACAAACTCAACACCCTCCGGATGCGGAACATTTTGGAGGACGACGACGATCTGGGTGAGTTCGAATGAGCAGAGACTTTACGCACAACGGAACCCACTCCTGGCTTCTGGAGTATATTGCCCGTTGCAGATGGGGCGACGAGATCGTTGGTCGCGAGCTCATGATGTGGCTGGACACCCTCGAAACCTTCTTCGATCATCCAGACATAAGAGTCGACTTCACTGATGCGCATAAGCGCATTAAGTTCATAGAGACCAAATGTAAGCACTTCGAAGCGCCTTTTGCTGGCAAGCCGTTTATCCTGATGCTTTTTCAGAAGGCATTTATCGAATCAATCTATATTTTCAAGATTTACGATGAAGAAATGGAGAAGTGGGTCAAAAAACACACTGACAACCTTCTCCTGGTTGCCAGGAAGAACGGCAAAACCCCGCTCATTGCCGCGCTGAATTTGTCCGAATTCTTCTGCGGCCCAACAGGGACCAAAATCCTTTGCTCCGGGAATGACTATGAGCAGGCTTCCCTGATGTTTGATGCGTGCAATGCCATGCGAGAAGAAAATCCAGCGCTTACCAAAGTCACACGGAAAAACCTCCGCGGTATTTACTTCGGTAACCCGAGACAGAAGAAAACCAAGGGGAAATTTTCATACCAGAACAAAGGCAGCATCAGGAAAATATCCTCCCGGACAGGATTTAAAGAAGGGCGCAACATCCGCGTTGGGGCGGTAGATGAGGTACATGAGCTACAGGACAATACATCCGTAATGCCGATTAGACAGGCGCTGTCAACCCAGGACGATCCGCTTTATTTTGAGATTACAACTGAGGGGTTTATTAACGATGGATACCTGGACCAGCGGTTGAAGGAAGCAAGGCAAGTACTCAATGGAGAATTGGAGCGATCTCGATGGAACATCTGGCTTTATACCCAGGATTCGGAAACCGAAATCTGGCAGGATGAAAAAGCATGGCTAAAAAGCAACCCAGGTCTTGGGGTTATTAAAAAATGGTCATTCCTTCGTGGAATGGTAGACGAAGCCCGGACTAATACAGCGACCCGGGCTTTTGTTTTAGCCAAGGACTTCAACATCAAGCAAAACACTGCTACGGCTTGGCTGATGCCGGAAGATATAAGAAACGAGGAAACCTTCAACCTCGAAGAGTTCCGGAATTGTTTCGCTATTGGTGCCGTCGATCTCTCGAGATCCGGCGACCTGGCCAGCGCGCGGGCAATCATAATGCGTAAGGGCGATCAAAAGAAATACACGGTTCAGAAATACTTTGTCCCAGAAGCTAAAATCGACACTCTTCCCAGGCAAGAAAAAGAAATGTTCGAGAGCTGGGTCAAACAAGGGTTTATAACCATATCGCCCGGCAACGAGAACGATTTCAGCCTTGTTACCGAGTGGTTCGTAAAACTATTCAAAGATTACGGAATCAGAATGTACAAGGTTGGTTATGACAAATGGGGCGCTGTATATTGGAAAAACGAGATGGAAGACCTGGGTTTTGACTGTGTGAGGATTGACCAAAGTTTTGGCAGCATGTCGGAACCCATGAAACTGGTTGAGGCCGACCTGAAAAGCAAGCTCCTAATCTACAACAATAACCCGATAGATAAATGGTGTCTTGAAAACACGGCGCTGAAGATGAATTCAAACTATGAAATCATGCCGGCCAAAATTCAGGGACAGGACGAAAAGAAGATCGACGGAGCGGTGACGATGATCATCGGTTATCGTGTATATCTCGACAACCGTTCGGAGTATTTGCAGTTAGTGGAAGGGCGGTGAGCGAATGGAGATAAAAAAAACACTTAGAAAAATAGCTTTTAAAAGCAGGATATGGCTAATCAAGTCCTGGGATAGAACAAAAGAAAACTTAATATTTATCAGCAGGAAAGCCAGCAAAGCAGCCAAAAGGGTTGCTTTTTTTATTAAAAAAACCTTACTTGCGCTCATAAAGGGCTTAGATTTGATAATCGACGACCTTCTTCTTGTTGCCGGGATTACTTGTATAACCCGCGGGGTATTTACGATTTACGTTCCCGCTGGCTATATCGTATTAGGGTTATGCTTATTAGGGTTGGCTTATCTGGTAGCGCACAGGAAAGCGATGGCTAGGCGGTGATTAGATGCTTTTGAGTAGTTTTGTAAACAGGGAAACCAACAGACAGATGCAGTACGCGAAGATGCTGGATGGTAGCTACCCGGTGTTTTCCCAGTTCGGGCAGAACGTCTACGCCTCAGACGTTGTCCAGATGGCTATCGACTGCATTGCGACCGAAATCAGCAAATTGCAACCCCGGCATATCAGGACGGATAGCGAGGGAGGACAAACGGTTCCGAAAAGTAGCATCAACCGACTTTTCAAGTTCGCGCCTAACCCGCTGATGACCACCCGGGACTTTCTTGAAAAAATCATTTGGCTCTTGTACATGAATTACAACTGTTTCATCTATCCGGTGTTAGGAGAAACCACCAATAGTAGAGGAGAGAAAATCCGGGAGTATGCCGCATTTATTCCGCTTAACCCGACAGCCGTTATGTTTCTTCAAGACGCCGCTAATCAACTGTTCGTCAAAATGGAGTTTGCTGGTGGGAACAGCTTTACGCTCAAGTATACAGACGTGATTCACCTACGTAAGAAATTTTCGGTCAACGACATCATGGGCGGAGGGCGAAACGGACAACCGGACAACAAGGCACTACTAAAAGTGTTGGAGATAAACGACACCGTACTGCAAGGTCTTGGTAAAGCAATTAAGACTAGCCTTTCTATCCGGGGTATTTTAAAAATCAACACAATGCTAGACGATGACAAACAAAAGGCAGAAAGGAAACGCTTCGAAGAAGCCATCAGCTCCGGCGAGTCAGGGATTCTCCCGATGGACCTAAAGGGTGATTATATCGACTTGAAGCCAGACCCGAAACTCATCGATAAAGACTCCCTGGCCTTCTTACAAGACAAAATCCTCAACTGGTACGGAGTCCCGATAAAAATACTGTCTGGCGACTTTTCGGATGAAGATTACCAGGCTTGGTATGAAAAAACGCTGGAGCCGCTCATAATCAGCCTGGGGCAGGCGTTTACTAAGGCGCTATTTTCTCCCAACGAATTAAGTCACGGCAATGAGATGGTCTTTTACCATCGCCATATGATGTATCTCAGCACCAAATCAAAACTTGAACTTATAAAAATTGCCGGAGAACAAGGACTTCTAACTGATGACCAAAAATTGCACATTCTCGGCTATCCCCCTCTCCCGGATGGAAAAGGAAAGCGGAGGACAATCTCCTTGAACTACGTATCCACCGAGATCGCTGACGAATACCAGCTGAAACGCGCTGGAGCACCGAGAATAGAAGCCAACGAGTAACACCCTAACGGGTTTTTTAAATTTGCAAAGGGGTGATGTTGATGATCACAAAAGACCGCACCTATAGGCATTTTGGTTTTGAGCTACGAGAGCAAGCCGAAGGCGGGGATATGATTGTGGTCGGGCAACCTGTTATCTTCGGAGTTGAAACCGTGCTTTGGGAATATGACGGAATCCAATATAAAGAGGTTATTGACTCTCGTGCCCTGGACGAGGCGAAGATGGACGATGTTGTCCTGAATATCGACCATGAAGGAAAGCCCGCGGCCAAAACTAAAAATGGGACGCTCAAGTTGTTTTTGCGCCATGACGGCCTGTACATGGAGGCCGACTTGAGCAAAAACACAACAGGACGGGAGCTCTACGAGGACATTAGGAACGGCTTTTATGACAAAATGAGCTTCGCATTCAAGGTTCGCGAGGATTCTTACGATCGCGAGACCCACACGAGAACCATCTTGAAAATTGAGCGGATTTATGACGTTTCAGCCGTCACCTGGGCGGCCTATGAGCAGACATCATTAAGTGCTCGCAACTGGGCGAAGGCCCAGTACGAGATAGAAGCGGCGGAGGCTGCTAAAAAGCAAGCGGAGGCTTTGCGAGGCGCGGAGGCGACTCGGGAGGACATTGAAAAATACAAATCTTTACTGCTGAAAAAATACTTTTAAAAAGGAGTGTGTACAATGAAAGACAGGATGTTGAAGATGTTGAGAACCAAAGAGGAGCGAAAAACAGAACTCGGTAAAAAGATTAATGAGACGGAAGACATCAAGGAGCTTCGGTCGATTAACGCCGAGCTTGAAGCTCTAAATGATGAAATCATGGAACTGCGAGGCATGATTGACGCCATTGAAGCTAAGGGAAAAGAAAAAGAAGAGAAGAAAAACGATCAAGAAGGGCGAGGCGATGACGACGAAGGAACCGAAAAACGTTCTGTAAGCCCAATTGGCCATACTCAGATTCTAGCGACTTACGGGCTTGGAACCGGACAGGTATCTACCGAGGAAGAGAAACGCGCCAAAGAAAAAGAAGAAGCCGAGAAGCGCGGAAAAGCACTGAAGGAGAACCGCGCGGTAACAGTTGCGGTAACATCTGGTTCTACTAGTAGTATTATTCTCCCTCAACACCAAGCGAGCGATATTAAACCAACTTTTGGCGAAGTCTCTTCCCTGATTGACCGGGTAACCCTCAAACCGCTTCTTGGCGGCGAGAGCTTCACGCAACCCTATGTTAAGGGCTACGGAGAAGGCGGCTACACTGGAGAAGGGCAGGAATACACTGAGGCCGAGCCTGTTTTTGGCTATGCAGAGATGAACAAAGCGAAAGTCACCGCTTACGCCGAAGACTCCGAGGAGGTCCTGAGACTTCCTGCGGCCGCTTATGACGCCGAGGTGCAGAAAGGCATCCGGATCGCAGTGCGCAAAAAGCTCGCCAGGGAGATCCTGATCGGTAATGGCGGAACCAATGGGTTAGTTGGTATCTTCTCTACGGCGGCAACCGCAATTGACTCTGCGACTGATCTGCCTCTTGCGACAATCGACAACAACACCCTGGATGAGATTGTCTTTTCGTTCGGCGGCGACGAAG